GCCTCGCCGCATGCTGCGTAATTCGCGCGACCGGTGATCTGAATCAAGCCTCGCCCGCAGTACTTCCGGCCATCGCCGGCCACGGTATTACCGAGGTCAGACCGCCCTTCGTATTTGGCTTGGGCCGATGTCGGCCCCCAGATCTCACGCACCCAGCGCAACTGGCCGGATTCATGACCAGTCTGGGCGATGAACGCCGCAACCCGCTTGGTACCGACGATTTGGTAATGCTGCATCGCTGTATTGAGTGCAGGTGCAAAAACGCCGGTTTTGGCGCCAGCGTACGGGAGGATCTGCAGCAACTGCTGCTGAGTGATGGACATCGGTATTCTCCAGGCAAAAAAATACCCGCTCCATGGCGGGTGTTCGATTGACGCTTTTTTTTCAGATCTCGTCGGGGGCACGCGACATTGGCGCGGCCTCGATAACCGGGATGGGCGGTTCCGCCGGCCATGCTGGTGAAGTCGGCCAGGTTGGCAGGCCTGGAACCTTGCCCAGGGAAAATTTGTACCCTTTCCACGCCTTGAGACTGGTGATCAGCGCGGCCTGCTCAGCCTCGTCGGCCGGCGTTGCCTCGCCTGCATCAATGCCATACCCCAGAGTGTCGACACGGTCCTGAATTCTGGCGATTTGCGCGGCGGCTCGGGTGTTGCGTGCGCCAAGCTCCGATTTCACTTCAGCCAGATGTGCAGCGGACTGCGCTGCCGCCTTCATCTGTGCCGTGACCAGTTGCGACCAGTCGACGCTTCCCTGCTGCTGGGGCCATTCAAGGGGAGCCGACGCTGGTCCCGCCTCATCGGGTTCCAGCGGTAAGGGCCGGGGAAAGACGACCTCGCCGTCCGGCACGCTCAGCAGCGGCGCCGGGAAAGCCTGCTCCGGGCTGTAATTGCTCGGGTTCGGCAGCAACAAGGTCAGCCTGAGTTGACCGCCCTTCCTCTCGACATCTCCGACGATCCATTCGGAATCAATCGCCCCACGCGGCAGCGTGTCGCCTTCGCCCACGCCTGAAAAGTCGAACGACTGTCCGTTCAGCACCATGGTGTCGCCGCGCCGCTCCGCATGCAGCGAGTCGTCACGCCGCTGCGGGATCAGCAAAATATCCATCAGAACCACCTCCCAACAACAAGAAATCGCATGTTGAACGTCTGAGCCGTCGTACCGTTACGGATGACGACATTGATTGAATTGGTGCCGTTCGGAATCGCGTTCGTCACGCCGTAATGGTCGTTCGAGCTGTTCGGGCCGGCGGTTGCCGAGATGTTGAACTGAGCATTGGCAAAAGCGATTGGCAGCGTGAGCGTGACCACCGTACCCACGTTGTTAGCACCAATAACGCCAGTTGGGATGGACGCCGCCCCGCTCCAACAGATGAGCGTGCCATCGGCAAACTTCACCCATTCGCCACCGGCATTCGATTTGCGCTCAATGATCGATCCCGTAGGAAGACCACCGGACTGAGAGACGGTGCCCACCAGGTCTGCGGTGGCGGTGTACTTCAACCCCAGCGCTGTACGCGCATCGCCGGCGGAAGTAGCGCCTGTACCACCCTGAGCAATAGATAATGCGGTGGTGAGGCCGAGCAACGAAGTAATGTCTTCGTTTGCGCCCTTTTTGGCCCGGGCATTCATGCTTGCCTGCAGCTTGCCAAAGGCAGCTAGGATCGAGTCCGTGGCTACAACCGCTGTGGCGGAGGGTATCGAGAAACCATCGAGCACAACAGCCAGTACACCGGCATTGGAGAGATATTTGTTGGTCTCGCCCTCCGGAAGGCCATCAGTGTCGGTCAGATCGAGAGAGTCCCGAACACCGGCCAGCGTGGCGACCGTGCCGAGCACGGCCATCACCCCGCCATACTGGTTGACGAGTGACCGTAACGCGTCTGCTGAGGCTTTGACGTAGCCCTGCATGGGGGCCAACGCATAGGTGCCTGCGGGATCGGTCACTCCCTGGTAGCTAGGATAAATCGACATCGATGTATCACTAGCCAGGTTGATGACTTCGTACCAGCGCCCGTCCGGCCCTCGAAACGCATCGCCCGTCCTGCTGTTGGAAATGAATGCAGTGCTGTTCCCGGCTACCACATTGGAATTTTGGACGACAGAAACCGTCCCGGCTTTGTACCAGGGCATCGATTTTTCTCCAGAAAGTGTTTGAGTCAGGCCAGCAATTTGGCGCAGAGGAACGGCCGGTGACCTTGATCAATCCAGGCATTGAAGGCGAGGCTGTACATCATGATCCGACCGTTTGCGTAATCCACCCCAAGAGCACAACCGCCACCGGATCCTTCGTTGTGGCAGTTCATCGTGAAAGGGTTCAGCGACACATACTCACCCGCCCCCAGACTTTTGTTGATGCCCCAAAAGTACCTTCGCCCTACCGATAGCTGCTCCATACCGAGATAAGTCCAGTTACCAGCAGCGAACGTCACCACCACTGCCGGCGCTCCGCTGTCATAGACAAGCGCTGCGTTCTGGTCCCACAGGCGCAACCCGTAAGATGCCGTTCCCATCGAGGCCCAGGCAGCAACAAAATACTGCCCGCTTAAGGTGGAGTTTACGTTCGATGCCTTCATCGCGAATCCGGTCCAGTTTCCCGGGCCACCTGCAAACCAGACTGATATAGGTACCTGAATGCCGCCAGATTGATCGGGCCTTATGAAGACCAGCGGCGGGTCCTGACTCGTAATTGCTCTGGCAAAGGCCGCCGTCGCGGTATCCACCCCCGAGTAAGCTCCCTTCGTCAGCATGCAAAGCCTGGGCGCATCGGAATCGATTTGCACAAATGAATTGTCATTGATGCTTTGAAAGCCATAGCTCATGTGGCGTACCTGATGGCGTAACCCTTTGCGACAATCCGACTGGCAACAGTGGTTGCACTTGCGGACGGATTCTTGTTCCTGACGACAACCTGACCGGCCGATGGCGTGACATAGGGGTATGACTTGCTATTCCCTAAACCATCCGTTTCCGATGACTGCACATCCTGAATCCGGGTCGGGATGATCATGAACACGCAGTTCGCCGGGTTGAAGCCAGGAATGTTGAAGGTGTAAATGGTGGCGGCGCCGCTGAAGTCGATCACACCCTGCCATAGCACCTGGTAAGTGAAGCTGTTCGTGTCCATGGCGAGCCGACCGCTCTCGTCAAATACACGCAAGCCAAATAGAGCCATTTATTACCCCAGATAACCAAGACGGACGCGCAACACGTTGTTGGCGTCGTAGACCGAAACGTTCAGTGAGTTGATCACCAGCCGGCCCTGCCCTGGGACGATGCCGTTGATTTCCAACGTGCCGTCCTTGTTGAGGATCCAGCCCTGCAGGCCGGCGATGTAGTTAGTGGAACTGATGTAGTTGCCGATCTTGGCGTTGGTAATGGTGCCGTCGGCGATGAACGCCGAGTTCAGGAACGTCTGCCCACCCTGAACCGCGAACGGAACCGCAATGGCTCCGCCCGCGATTGTGTTGACGATGGCGAACCGATCGGCGCTGACCAGAAACTGGCTTTGAAGAACGCCGCTGCTGTTTTCAATCCCCAGCCCAATGCCCGCAGCGATGTACTGCCCCGTCCCGGAGTTGTACTGCATCTTCACCGACCAGCTCGCCGTGACCTTCCCGTTCACGTCGTTGATGATTGAGCTGTTCTGCTCGATCGCGGTCTGCTGCTGCCCGACCTTCGTGCTCAGTTGTGTGAGCTGCTGGGCGGTAGCCTGCTCGTTGGTGACCACCACTTCTTCGAGCAGCGTGATATTTGCCGAGTTCTCAGCGATCTTGGCGTCGAAGGTAGTGATTCTCCGGGCAGAAGCTTTGTTTTCCGACGCCCTGACCCGACTCTCTTCGGCAATACTGGCGGTACTGGTCCACCCTTTCAAAGCGTCCGCCAGTTCGCCCTCTCCGTCGTCATCTCGATAGGCCGCCCGCAACGCTTCAAATGCCGTAGCCTGGGCGGTGACCGCTCCGTCGAGCTCAACGATATCGGCGGTGTTGGTCGCTACCTGTTGAGCCAGGCCATTTGCTGTTTCCACGGTTTGACCCACATCGAGCCAATACGCAGGATTCGGCGGTGGAGTGTCGACAGGTACGGGCCCGGTAGCTTGATAGATGCGCTTGCCGACGACTACAAGGTCGTATCCATCGTAGGTGTCGTCCGGGTTATAAGTCTTCAGCCCATCCAGCGCATCGATCTGTGCCTGCAACCCTGGGATCTTGTCGATTTCGTCGAGGATGTCCTGCCCCAGCTCCGTGCGGCCTATCTCGCCGGCGATCATTTCCAGAATGGCAGCGGCGTCTGCACTCGATTGACCCTGAACACCCGCGCCAATCGGGAACCAGGGCCCGATGTTGCCAATCTTGTCGACGATCCGTCCCCAGAAATAAAACGTCACGCCGGCGCGTAGACCGAGCATCGAGAAATCACTCTGCGGGTACGCGAGGTCAGTCAATTTAGTAGCGGCGTCCAGTTCCGTGGTCGGGCCGTACCAGATCTCTGTTCGCTGGCTGTCCTCGGCGCCGGCCGGGAATCCCCACTTGAGGTAGATGCCGAACAACAGCGGCGTGGCCGTCAGATAACTCAGCGCCGGCGGCAACCCCTGCTTACCAGTGAGGTTGGTCAGGATCGAATTGCGCCAGATCGAAGTGATGTCGTACCCACTCACCGCGCGAACGCGGGCCACATAGGCGCCGGCGTAAATGCCGACCACGTCCACGTTGGTCATGCCAGTGCGCTGCAGCTTGATCCAGTTACCGCTGTCCTTGCGCCACTCCACGTCATAGCCGACCGCGCCATCCACGGCAGGCCAACTGATGGTCATCGTGGCCACGGCAAGCCCCTGGACGATCGAGGACGTCGACGCGACGGTCACGCTGGCCGGCGCCGGAACCACGGTGATCGGAATCACGCTGATCGGCCGTTCTTCCAGGCGGGCGCCGGTGTCGATGTGCGCGAACTTGCTCGGGTCGTACTGCAACGCGCTGATTTCGAAGTCGCCCTCCGTGGTGCGTTTGGTGCGCAACACGCGGTAAAGCGGGATCGCCAAATCATCGGCGTCGAGCGCCCATTGCAGCTGCGCGATCGGCGGCTCGCTGTAGTTCGTGGTGACCGTCACGGCCCGGCCGTTTACGCTTTGCACGGTCCGG